AATAATATTATGAGTTGCGATTTAACACAAGGAAGACAAAGACCGTGTAAAGACTCAGTAGGAGGTATAAAAGCCGTTTATTTCATTAACTATGGTACAACTGACGTTGCTTATGATAGTACAAACACTGATGAAATTGATGGACTTGGATCTGGACTTTCTGCTTACAGATACGATCTTAAAGGCAATTCTAATTTAGAACAAACAATTAACTCTTCTACCGATACAGGAGGAACGTTTTTTGAGCAAGTTCTAACATTAGTTTTACCTAAATTAACATTAAAAGACCACAAAGAAATTAAATTGTTGTCTTTTGGAAGACCACACATTATTGTAAAAGATAATAATGATAACTACTTTTATGTAGGTAATGAACACGGAGCTGATGTAACTGGTGGAACTATTTCTACTGGATCTGCAATGGGTGATTTAAGCGGATATAACTTAACTTTATCTGGACAAGAAAGACAACCTGCTAACTTTATTTCTGTTACTGCTGAAACAGATACTGAATTAACTTTAGGAGACGCAAGTACAATTACTGTTGTACCTGGAGTTGCTACTGATGTAGATGTTGATGACGATCCATCAGGAATACCTGGAGGAGGAAATTAATAATTTCTTGATTTGTATAAAAGCCTCACTTTTTAGTGGGGCTTTTTTATTTAAAACAAAATAGGTTTTTTTTGATTATCTATATATGATAATACTATTACCAGTATCGACTTCACAAACAATTAAGATTATACCTAGATCTTATTTAGAAGATAGTAATGTTCAATTGAAAATAACTGAAGACGGTACTAGAAAAACAGAAACACTAACAAGTTTAACTGCTACTTATAGCGGTAACTTTATAGAAATACCTTGTACATTCAGTATCTTGTCTGAGAGTAAAATGTATTATATAGAAGTAACAAGATCAGGAAATCTATTATACAGAGACAAAGCATATTGTACAGCTCAAACAGATAGAACTATTCCTCATACATTAAACACAGGTAAGTACGATGAACATACTGCTTCACCTTCAGGACAGAAATATATAACAATATAATATGAGTAGAAAAAAAACATATAAAAATAATATTAGAGTTGTTAATCTACAGGGCTATACTACACCAGAGATAAAAGAGCATTATAGTAAAGACTGGGTTACCTATGGAGAAAACAATGATTATTTTGACAACTTAATAAACCTTTACTTAAGTAGTCCAACAAATTCCTGTTGTATAAATGGTATCGTAGATATGATCTACGGAAGAGGTATAGATGCTACAGATAATAATGAGAAACCTGAGATGTATGCTAGGATGAAAGATCTTATAAAAGGAGATCAGGTCAAAAGAGTTGTAAACGATTATAAATTGCTTGGACAAGCTGCAATGCAAATTGTTTATAATAAATCCAAAACATCTATAACTAGTGTTACTCATTTCCCAATGGAAACGATTAGAGCTGAAAAAGCGGATAAAGGAAAAATAAAAGCTTATTACTATCATCCTAAATGGGCTGATATGAAAACAAGTGATGAACCTAAAAGGATTCCTGCTTTTGGATACGGAAGTAAAAGCGAATACAGAGAGCTTTACGTTATTAAACCTTATAGATCTGGCTTTTATTACTATGCTCCAGTCGACTATCACGGATCACTACAATACTCTTCTTTAGAAGAAGAAGTATCTAATTATCATATTAATAATATTAAAAATGGTTTACAGCCAAGTTTACTTATTAACTTTAATAATGGTGTTCCGGATGAAGAAGCTCAACAATTAATAGAAAACAAGATCCAGGATAAATTCGGAGGGACTTCTAATTCAGGTAAATTTATATTGGCGTTTAATGAGGATCCAGAAAGAAAAGCAGATATAGAACCAATACATTTACCAGATGCACACGCACAATATCAATTCTTAGCAGATGAAGCTAGAGAGAAAATAATGCTTGGCCATAGAATTGTATCACCAATACTACTTGGTATTAAAGATAATACAGGCTTTGGTAATAACGCAGAAGAGCTTAGAACAGCTTCTGTGCTTATGGACAACATAGTTGTTAGGCCATTCCAAGAACAGCTCTTAGAATGCTTTAATAAGCTTTTAGAGTTCAACGGTATATACTTAAATCTTTATTTTGTTACTCTTCAACCAATTGAGTTTACTGAACTTGACAACATTGAAACTAAGATTAAGAGAGAAGAAGAAACTGGAGAAAAATTATCTGCAATAGAAAGAGTTAAATCAATATTTAAAAAGAAAAAAGATGAAAGCACTATTCATAACGACTGATGATTTAAGAAGAAAATCCATAATTGGAGGTGCTGTAGATGCTGATAAATTCATTCAGTTCATTGAAGTGGCCCAGGACATTCATATTCAAAATTATCTAGGAACTAAATTATACGATAAAATATCTTCATTAATAGTAAATGATACTATTGATGATGCTGGTAATGCAGTATATAAAACACTCCTAAACGACTACTTAACACCAATGCTTATTTGGTTTGCACAAAGTGACTATTATATGTTTGCTTCATATCAAGTTAGTAACGGAGGTGTCTTTAGACATCGAAGTGAGTCTTCAGAGACTCCTTCGATGCAAGAAATTAAGTCTTTAGTAGATAGCTCTAGAGATAAGGCAGAATTTTATGTCAGAAGGTTTTTAGATTATATGGATAACAATAATAATTCATATCCGGAATATAACGACACTAATAGTGACGGAATGTATCCTGATAAGAATGAAAACTTTAATGGTTGGGTTTTATGATAAGTAAGAAAAATACTTATAAACCTAAACAGGAGAATGTAGTTAAATTAAAGGTATTTATTGATAAAATACTTAATAAACAAAACAATAACAATAAATAGATATTTATGGGAACGACTTTAACAGGAACTAGAATATCTGATACTTATGACTCGCTATTAAAAGCAACTGATAATGGCATCATAACATCTAGTGCTAAACAAATTACGGATGGTGTAGGAAATAATACACCTTTATATATATCAACAAGTAGAATAGGTATAGGTGTTTCACCTACTACTACATTTCAGGTTTCTGGTAATTCTAAAATAGGAGGGGATTTAACGGTTACAGGTAATTTACTTGTTGAAGGAACTACTACTACAGTGGATACTGACACATTAAGTGTCAAGGATCCATTAATTATAGTTGGTAATGACAACAATACTTCTGATCTTGTTGATCTTGGTTTTTATGGCTTATATGATACTTCAGGATCTCAGGATTTATATGCTGGACTTTATAGAAGTGCTTCAGACACTAAATTTCATTTGTTTAAAGACTTACAAGAAGAACCTACTACAACAGTAAACACAAGTGGAACAGGATATGCAGTAGCTAGTTTAGTTGCTAATTTAGAAGGTAACGTAACAGGAGGTACTATTTCAGGTACTACAGGAGATTTTAGTAGCAATGTTGATATTGATGGAACGTTAGATGTAGATGATGTAATAAGTGTTGAAGGTTCTGCTTTTGGTAGAATAGAAATAGGTGGAGCTTCAGGTGGTTATATAGATTTAAAAGCACCTAACTCTGATGATTATGATTTTAGAATTATAACAAGTTCTGGTGGTAATGAAATAACTACAGCTACAGGTGACTTAATATTTAATACAGCAGAAACACTAGCATTAACAATAGACACTTCACAAAATGCTACTTTTGCAGGTGAACTTCAAATACCTTCATATATAAGACATACTGGCGACACAAATACTTATATTGGATTTTCTGCAAATGATACTATAGATTTAGTTACTTCTAGTAATGTAGTATTACGAATTGATAGTTCAAATAATGCAACTTTTTCAGGAGATATTAATGCAGTTAGTTTTACTGGTAACTTAACAGGAAATGTAACAGGTAATGTAACTGGAGATTTAACAGGTAATGTAACTGCAACTTCTGTATTAGCAGATGGGGTTACAGCAACTACTCAATCAGATGGAGACAATAGTACTAAAGTGGCTACTACTGCTTATGTAGATTCTGCTATAGGTGATAACAATGAACTATCAGAAGTATTAGCAAACGGAAACACTACAGGAGGAACAGACATAGCTATAACAGCAGGAGATAAGATAACTAATTTTACATCTACAGGTATTGATGATAATGCTACTTCAACTGTATTAACAATAAACAATTCAGGTAACTCAACTTTTGCAGGATATGTAGAATCAATAGATGGTAAAGGTTATAGATTAAAAAATGCTGCTAATAGTGCAAACGAAGGTGGCTTTATTCGTTCTGGACTTTGGGAAGGTAATACTGATAGAGACCCTGCTTTATTTGCTGAAACAGGTTTAAGTTTAAAATTTTACACTGGTGGTTCTGCTGATGAAAGAATGCGTATAGACAGTTCAGGAAATATTGGTGTTGGGGTAACACCTGAAAGTTGGGGTACGAGTGGAGATACAAAAGTTATTAGAATTTCAACAATGAGTTCTGTATCTGAAGCATTTACAGGATTACAATTAGCAAGTAATTTTTATTTTGACGGAAATAATGATAAATATATATTAAGTGATTTTGCAAGTAGTTTATTGCAAATAGATGGAGAATTTAGATTTAGAAACGCTTCATCAGGAACAGCAGGTAATAATATCAGTTGGAATGAAAGAATGCGTATAGATAGTTCTGGAAACTCAACTTTTGGAGGAGATGTGACAATTAGTCAACCAACAAACGGAAGTGATGCTATTTTAAATTTAACATCTAAAAGTGGTGCAGGTAACTCAAGAACATCATCTATTGAATATGATGCTGATAACGAGTATATGTATTTTAAAAATGCAGGAACTACTGTAGCTACTATGACTTCTGGAGGAAACGTAGGAATAGGAGGAACGCCCTCAAATTATAAATTAGAAGTTCAACAAACTGCAACAACTGCTGCTTTATGGGTACAAACAGGAGGAACGACAAGTTCTTATACAATAGCTGATTTTAGAACAGGAACTAATGCTTCTGCTCTTAATATAAAAGGCGATGGTGTAGTAGGCATAGGAACTGATTTTGTAAGTGCAAGACTTCAAGTTCATAGTACTAATGCAGGGCAACCAACAATACCTTTGTTTATAGTTAATGAAAGTACTACTATAGGTACAGAAGCAAGACTTGGTTTTGCTGCAAACACTAATACGGATGTAGGGACAAATAGATACTCATACATAAGCACAAAAAATACAAGTGGTTCAAATGGTCAGGATATGATATTTGCTACTAATGCAACAGGTGCAGCAGCAGTAGAAAGAATGCGTATAACAAGTGATGGATTAATTACATTACCTACAACAGGAATAAATGACACAAGACATATAGTTTTTACAGGTACTCTTGGAGACACCAATCCAGATAATGCAGGTTCTCTTGGTATGTGGGGAAATGAAGTAAGACTTGCTGCAAATTGGTATTATAATGGAGCTCATCGAAAAACTGTAGCTGGGAATGGATCAGGTGTAATAGGTATAGGAGCAGGAGACACAGATGAAGAGTGTTATTTGACCTTTGGAGTTAGTAATCCATCGGTATCAGGCGGTCCAATAGCAAGAATGCGTATAAAATCAAATGGTATTATAGAAGCAAGAGCAGATATAAGTTCTTATACTAATATGTCAACAGCGTTTGCGGCTTATGGAGATACTGATTTAGGGGAATATGGTATAGCTTTAAATACCGGAGGAGATGGCTTAAAAGGTTCTATAGCTTCTAATTTAATATATTCAAATGGTACAATTACTCAACCAAATTCAGCAAGAAGTTCTGGGGAAATAATATTTAATAATACTACAGCTGCATCACAAACTGCTGATATTCAATTTGGCGGATATTATAAAGGTACGACAACTTTTTTAGAAAGAATGCGTCTTACAAATGTAGGTGATTTACACGTTGATGGAGATGTTGTTGCTTATTCTACAACTATATCAGATAAAAGATTAAAAGATAATGTAAAACCATTAGAAAGCTCTTTAGATAAGGTAATGAATCTAAAAGGTGTTGAATATGTATGGAATAATGGAAGTAGAAAAGGACAGAAGGACATAGGATTTATAGCACAA